CGCTGCAGTATTACAGAAGCCAAGAGAAGCAGAACAACAACGTATAAATGCAAAAGCAGAATATGCAGTTACATTAGTTAGGTATAAAAAAAGACCTAATTGTAAACATGGTGATAATTGGAGGGTTGTTATGACTATTGAACAGTATGCAAGATTAATAAAATGATTGCACATCAGAAGTTAATAAAAGATCAGATGGAAAAAGAAGATGCACATAACCTTTTTGGTAGGTGGTGGGAAAATGTAGATACAGATATAAAAAAAGCAGTTGTACAAGAAATAGACGTAAGAACAGCTACTAATTTAATAAAAAGATATGAATGGCTACAATGTATGCCTGCTATGGTTCAGTATTGTTATGGCATATATTTTGAAGGTAATTTAGGTGGTGCGGTTGTTTATAGCACAGAATATAGTGAAAACTTAGGACATTGGGATAAATTCGATTATACAGGAAAAATTATTTTACTTAGTAGAGGTGCTTGTGTTCATTGGTCGCACCCACATAGTGCTAGTAAGTTAATAACACAAAGTATGAAAATGTTACCTGATAAATATAAAGTAGTTACTGCAACTGTTGATGAATTAGCAGGTGAAATAGGTACTATCTACCAAGCCTGTAATTTTACATATATAGGGTCTATGAGAGAAAACAACCCTAAAGTTAATAATAGAGATAATGACAGGTTTGGTGTAGAAATAAAAGGTAAATTGTATGGTGCAAGATCAATAAGACAAAAACTAGGTACGCAAAAAAAAGAAGAAATACTCAAAATGTACCCTGATGCAAAATTTATACCGCAAAAAAGTAAGCGTAGATATTTTTATTTTCTAGGAAATAAAACAGAAAAGAAATATTATAAATCTAAAATACAAGAATATATAAAAGAATATCCTAAAAGAAGTTGACAGGGGTATACCTTAGATGTACACTAAATATTGTAAACACAACCGAGAGGTAATCCAATGTCAAGATCATTAAATGTTCTTTCAAAAATCTTAGGACTTACAACAAGTACTAACCCTAATGAAGCCAAAGCTGCAGAAGAAAAACTAGAACAACAACTAGCAGCAAGAGGTATTAGTAGAGAACAGTTAGAACAGCAGTTAGATATGGCTACTGTTGAACAGGACATAGAAGCTACATCATTTAGATATGGTGACCCTTACAAACGTATAGACCCTGCTACACAATATATTGTTTCTGCTGTTGCACATTTTTACAATGGTTCTATAGTATTTTGTGTACGTGATGAAGATGGCAATAGGTTTGAACGTGGTACAAAACAGATAGATGTTATGTGTTCTAAGGCAAGACAGATAGAAATACAAATATATACAGATTATATTTTGCAGGCATTAGCTGATAAATGGGCTGCACATTGTAAGCAAGACCCCTTCATGGTTGCTATGAAAGGTGCTAGTTACAGAAATGATTTTAGAAAAGGTTTTGCAGAAGATATAAGCAATAGATTGTATAAAATGAAAAGAGAAGAACAAAGAAATGGTAGACAATTACAAATAGCAGATAAAACTGTTAACCAATCTGCACTAGCTGTTGTTGAGTCTAATAAAACAGAAAAGGCAATAATTAAGCAATATAAAGATGATAAGTATGGCAAGTTACCTAATAAAACAAGACTTACAGGTGCAGGTGGTGATGGTAGAAATAGTGGACTAGCAGCAGGTAGTTCTGTAGGACTTAATAGACAGGTAGCAGGTGGTGGACAGAAACAATTATCAGGTTACTAAATCTATTTAAATAATTACAGCCCTCTTTTATAGAGGGTTTTTTATTGTTTATTATTAATTACTTGACAGGGGTATACCCTTGTTATATATTTAAAGAGAACACAACACCGAGAGGTTTTCCAAATGTCTAATCTTACATTAGAACAACTACAAACAAAAGTTAAGCAACTTAATGAAAAAAGAAATTGTAGAAAAGTTGCTGACATTAAACATTTTGATACTGACTTTACTACAGAAGGTCTTTATTCAGATAAAACAGAATATGGCTCAAGAGTAGGTATACATTTCCTTAGAGATAACAAAAAGCAATTTATTATCCTTAATGAAGATTTATCTACAGATACTATTAAGTTTACAGATATGGAAAATATCTTTTTAAACCTTATAGGACAATTTACAGATAGATGTAATTTATTTTCTGTTATAGATACTGACAATCAATACATCTATAGAATGGCTAATTGCCAAGATGGTTTTAAGTTTAGTACTAGCCATTTACACCAAATGGAAAAGCATAAGCTATTTACTAGACAGCAAATATTTGCAATACTAAGAGGTTTAGAAAAGAAAAATGTAATTACTTTAGAATGGTACATAGACAATATAAGCAAAAGATTGTTATGGATTCATTTTACAAAAGAGTTTTTACAAGAAAGGGCATATTTTGAGACTAAGCAAGATGCAATAGATTATGCACAAGCATCACAGGAAATACAAGAATTATCATTTGCATGGTTAAAAAAAGAGGAGGAAACAAAAAATGTCTAATTTTCTAATGATACTAGCCACTACAGGGTTGTTTTATACAGCCCTATCATCTTCTCTATATGACATGACAGTAACAGATTGTAATGCAGGTATAGAACTAGCCTGTAAGGAGGTAAACAAATGACTACACAAAATTGGATTAAATCAGAAGATGGTAGCTTTGCAATTAGCTTAGAAGAAATACCATTTTCATTAGTAAAAAATAGTGATGTACCTAGATTTTCTATTATGTGGTGGGATAAAGGTGCTACTAATCCTAATGCTACTCTTATGGATTTATTAAATATAGTTGCACCTGACCCTGATATACCTATGCCAATAACACAAAAAGTATATGACTTAGTTATGGAAAATTATGGAGAATATTTAAAGGTAAAATTTAATAATTACTGTGAGAATAAAGGTTGGAATCAGATAGAGGTAAACAAATGATTTTAAATTTAGATTTACCTGTTGATAAATGGCAATTTCTTAAAAGAAAACTACAGCCATATAAAAAAGATTCAGAAACAATTACCTTAATATGTAATGCAATAGAATCATTAACTTTTAAGGAATCCTGGTCACAAAAGATTTTCCAATGTTTAACTGCTAATGGTAAAAACCCCTTTAAATTTCCTTCTACACATGAGTTAGGTGATTGTAATTTAGGTCATGGTTTGATTAAACAAGTAGAACTAGCAGGTATAAAATGGAAAACATTAGAAAAGCAATATTATCAATTTTTATTAGATCACTACAATATGGAGGTTAAATAAAAATAGTCGGGAAGCCTGATAGTTAGGTTTGTGAGATACCCTAACTTGAAAGTTATAAAAAACCTATTGCAATTCATAGGAAAGACAGGGCAAGTGTTGGACTTGATCTATCTCCTGACTAATTAATTTAATTTAGGAAATAACTGCTGTTCTAACATATCTACAGCCTTATCATCTAAGGTGTTTGTTGTTTGCTTACAAATTGTTTCCCTTAAAATATCTATTATTAACCTTTTTACAGCAGTAGTAGATAAGAACCTGATTAATATAGGTTTTAAAATTTTGTACATAGCTTTGTTATGCTTTACAAACATATTCTAAGCGTTAAATTTAATATGGTCATCTATAAGGCTGTCTAATCCCCATTGTAAAGCTAGATAGCCTTTTTTTACCTTCTAGGCTTAATTTCTGCAACGGCAAGTTCTACTTCCTTAAGCCTATGAAAAACCTCTTTCATATCGTCATGCATATCATCTATCTTAGTTGTTAATAATTCTATAGCTGTTGTATTCCTAACTAAATCATCACGTGATTGTCTACCCCTATAAGATACAGAACCTACAGATACAAAACAGGCTGTCATCATTGCACCCCCTACTGCTGCTATAACCTCTACCACTTTGTTTTTATTAATTCTATAGCTATTATGACAGAAAAAGGCTATGTCAGAAACAAAATCTAAGAATCCTCTACAAAAGCTAAAAGAAAAATTTGACGATAAAGAGGAACAATTAGAGATACTAGGCACTTTTATTAGGTTAGGCGTAATGGTCTGGGCTGGTTTTATTATCAGCCTTAACTACATATCATTTCCTGGCATGTCAAAAGATAATTCACCTAAAGATATAACCTTCATAGCAAGTGTATTTACAGGCTGTTTAGCAACATTTTCTGTTGATGTAGGTAAAAAGAAAAAAGAGGATAAAGAGGATAAACCAAAACAACTTGCACAATCTGACAATTCATACCAAACTATAAGGGTAGAAACACCTATAAAAATTGTTGGTGCTACTGTGGTTGACCCCAAAACAAAAACATGAAAAAATTTTTACCAATATTGCTACTAGCAATTACACCTGCCTGTTATGCTGATCTATCACATAGTATTACCAGTTCTGTAAAACTAACAGTAGGTGGTGCTACAACATCTGCAGATCGCATAGGTAGCAGTTATAGCGTTAGTGGTACTGGTGTAGATACAACCTATACATCAGGTGGTAATGCTGTTGCTAATGGTGTTGGTTCTCTTGTTATTAGCTCAGGTATTGGTACACCTCCTGATTTGACAGTAACCCAAGACGTACCTGCTAATAGCTTTTCATTTAGCCAATCATTCACCCAAGCAGATGCAATACCAGGTAGTGCTGTAACTACTGGTGCTAGTCCTAATTTTTCTGATGTAACAAGTATTGCAGGTGGTACACCATCAAATTTAGCAGGTACTATTTCTACCGCAGGTTCTATTGCACTAACAGCAGGTGGGGAAAATACAGAAGCAGTAGGACAGGTAATAACAACACTAATAGTAGATTAATAAAACTATGTATAGGCTGTTTTGGCTATATGTATTTTTTGGTGTACCTGTTTATGCAGCACCAGTTATTCCAAATTTCCAACAAGGGGTTCTACAGCAACACGTGGAAACAAAACAAACAATAGTGGAAGATATAAAAAGTTTTGACATACGTAATGGGTATCAGCTAACAGTAGGTGGGGAAAATGTACAAAGTAGTACTGGAAATGTTGCACCTGCAGGGTGGACTAAGTTAAATACAACAATACAGGGTGTAGGCACTACTTTTGTATCACCTAATTTAGATAACAAGCCTACATTCAGCATTACTAATGCAGGGGAAAGTTTTATGTATTACGAGACTTTAGAAACACCTGGTATTACTAATTACACGCACGTTACCCGCACTACAAATATTGAAAGTGTTACTGATAGTACAAGTACGTTTAGTCAATGAAAAGATATTTATTATTGTTGCTGTTGTTCAATAATCCTGTCTTAGCTAATTCTGTAAATACAACAAGTAATAGTTCTGGAAGTGTAGTTAATCAGGCTGTACAAGTAGTACCATCTAGGCAATTTCAGTACCAAATGAATACTATTACGTGTCAGGGTGCAACATTAAATATATCTCCATTTGTTTCTACTACTTATGGTTTTGCAACACCTTTTGAGTCACATTTTGATAGACCTGTATACAGCAGAAGGGATATAGAAGGTAATTTTGATGATGACAATAAAGCAATAGGTGATGGTGATGTAGATTCTGGTTATAGAGGTGAAATATTATATTTTGAAAAGGTTAGGACAGGACAAAAACAATCTAATGTATCTATAAATGGTGGTATAACAGCTACTTTTTCTATACCACTTGATAGAACCGCTATAAAAGAATGTAGAGAAGCTATGAAAAAACAAAATGAATTATATGAAGCATCACTTGCAGCTAAAAGGTTAAATTATGAAATGAGTAGAGCAAAAACCTGTGCAGATAACTATAAAAATGGTTTTAGATTTAAAGAAGGTACACCTATGGCATTAGTCTGTTCAGATATAGAAATTATAGAACCTACTAATTTAGACCACCTACATAAAATTAAGAATTAAGTTTAGATTTTATCGGTTTTTTACCTGTAAATTTTGTACCTTTTTTACCTACAGCCTTTTTGACAGTAACTATTAATTTTTTAAATGCAGGTTTAAGTATTCTGTTAAGAAAAGGTGTTAATGTAGCTGCAGTAGTTGCTACTATTGTTATTGCAAAAGTTGTAGATACTGTATTTATAGAAGGTAAATATTTTTCTACTGCAGTTGTTGGTTCATACTGCACTACACATTCTTTTGTTTCTTCTTTATATTTAAAACCTACAACCTTTTCTGT